TGATCGCAGCACTGGCGACGTGCTGACCGAGACGATCTGGGATCAACTCATAAGCAACCAGGCGTGGCAGTCTGGGCAAACCAGCACGGGGCATATCCAGTCGATACGGCTGGGCATACCCGTGGACAACAGCACGGGGGGAACGCTTACGGCTGGAACGCTGGTCTACGTGTCAGGGTATGACGCCAGCACGAGCGCCCCGCAGGTCACCAAGGCCGACGGCGACAGTCGGTTGGCTGAGTATGTGTTGCAGGCCGACATCGCCAATGGCGCGGCGGGCTACGCATTCCGGGGCTACACGCTGGGCAGCCTCGACACCAGCGGATCGTCAGTAGGTGACCCGATATATCTATCCTCGACCGCTGGGTCATGGACCGCCACCGCACTGACTGGATCGGCTCAACTGAGCCAGCGGGTTGGCGTGGTTGTGACCTCAAACGCCTCCTCTGGCAGCATCCTGTTTGACCTGCCGGGGGAGTTGCTCAAGATTGGCTCAGGCCAGATCCAGAGCGGCGCAGGCGGCGGGCCTTCGCAGGCGACACAGGCTGCGCTGGAAGCCGAAACCAACGAGGATACATACGCGGCGCCGGACCTAATTCGCTTCAGTCCGGGCGTATCCAAGACGTACGTGAAATTTAATGCGAGTGCCGCCGTGCAGGGTACGGCCTACAATACGACGAGCGTGGCTGATAACGGTACGGGCGATTGGACCGTGACCATCGCCACTGACTTTAGCAGCGCAAACTGGGCCTGTAGCTGCACCATCGAGACTGGCTATACCCGCAGCGCGAATATCGCCTCCGCTGGTGGACAAGCCGCCGGGACATTGCAGGTCAGGTCAACCGATAACAACGGCACGCTGGCGGATGGCGTGTACATGCACGTGATTGGTCTGGGAGAACAGGTATGAAGATTATTTACACCAACCCTGCGACGGGTAATCTCTGCGTGGTGGTTCCGGTCTATGATTCGATTGAGCAAGGCTTTTACGCCGATGAAGCCGAGCTTCTGGCGGCGTGCGTGGAGCGCAACGTGCCGGACGGGGTAGCGCATCGCGTGGTCGAGGATGACGAGATTCCATCAGCGCGGCTGTTTCGCAACGCATGGGCTGACGATGGCGCGAACGTGGCCGTGGATATGCCGAAGGCTCGCGAAATCCATATGGATGCCATTCGGGTGGATCGCGATAAGCAGTTGGCCGAATTGGACGTCACGTTTATGCGAGCCGTCGAGGACGGTGACCCTGACGCACAGGATGACGCTAGTGTGGAAAAACAAGCCCTGCGGGATATTCCGCAGGAGTTTGACCTATCGGCGCACGCGAACGCCGACGATCTCGACGCCGCATGGCCGGACGGTCTACCGCGAACGCAGGAACGCTAGGCGATGAACGGCGCAGAGCGTGACGAACTGCGGGCGCTGACCAAGCAGCTTGCTGATTTCCAGGTTGCGGTGACCAGGGTTATCGTTCCACGGGATGAACTGGACCGGCGCGAATCGAGCCTGCGTGACCGAATCGCCCGCTCCGAATCGCGTGGCATCCGGCTGGCCGTTTCACTGGGTGCGTTGAATGTTGCGGGCTGGGCCAGTCTTTTGCTGATGCTGGCGGCGCGATGATTAAGTGCCGGGATTGCGGCGTGACGAAACGGACAGCAGTTGACGCCCGTAGTCAGAACTGGTGTCGGCATACGTACGAACACCAGCGGACGGTCCAGTGGTCATGTCCGTTGTGCCAGCAGGAACAGACCAGGCGGGCGCTAGCCCGTGACCCCAGGCGCAAGCGCTTCAATCTGAGGCTCGGATGAAGCTGGTCTTGCCTGCGCCGATTGGCGACTTCCACATCACCCAGCGGTGGGGTGAGAATCCCGACATCTACGCCCGATGGGGCTACGGCGGACACAACGGCTGGGACTTTGGCTACCCAACAGGCACGCCGGTTCGTACCGTGGCGGATGGTCGTGTCACGGTGGTGGGCTGGGATGAGCATGGCTACGGGCTGTGGGTGGAAGTGGCCCATGACTTTGGCCGCAGTCGCTACGCCCACGGCGTCCCAGGCACCGCAAGCGTGGCCGTCGGGGATGACATCACGGCTGGCACCCAACTGATGCAGGTCGGCACCAGTGGCTTCTCCACCGGCCCGCATCTGCATTTCGAGATTCGTGTAAGTGACCAGCCCGAACGCTATGGCGTGGCCTATTACCCGACGCGCTGGGGCAGCTTTTGTATTGACCCAGGGCCATTCATGCCTGAACCGTATGGTGAAGGCCGAGACATAGGAGACGACGACGTGGACGCACGAGTGAGCAAATTAGAAGCCGAGTTACGCCAGGAACGGGCGAGGGCTGATACCAATTACAACAAGTTCATCAAAAGCGGAAGCTCGCTGGGCTGGACCATCAGGGCGCTGAACCGTGCCGGTGACGGTGTGCTGCCAGAGGATCGCGAACGGTTGGCCGCTGAGAACGCAGAATGGGCAGGCAAGATTTAGGGGTACAAACACCCCAGTGGCGTATAAAATCGCCCCTACGGGGCGCACAGCAGCGTTAGGAGCGTGATGTGAACATTCCACCGAGACTTCAATCAAGAAAACTGTGGGTGGCCGTTGTTGGGCTAATCGTGCAGGTGCTGGCCGTGTGGATCTCACCAGAGCAAGCGCAGCAGGTCGGGCAGAATTTGATGGTGATCGTGTCGGCGTATTTGGTCGGGCAAGGGGTTGCGGATCACGGTAAGAAGTAGTCTCGTTCTGATTGCTGTGTTGGCGGTGACCACCTATGCCACCTACAGGAAACGACAACGACCGAAGCGACCCCCGTATGAGGCGCTTGTCGCCTAGCCAGATACGGTTCAGGGGTACGGTTCGGCAATTCCGCCTCCTGCTCCAGCTACAGGCACTCGCGCTTGAAGGTCGAATCGGTGGGCCTAACGATGGCAAGGCGTTGCAGCCTGACCAATGACGAGCGGGTGGGGCTGGCCGTCCTGCTCATTCTCACGTTCTGGATATTGCTGTTCGGGTTTGTCTCGCCCGTGCGGTAAGACTCGCCCACGATTGCGCTAGAATGGGTTCGTGGTTCTGCATTGCCATGCGTCCACACTATCAACGGGCTGGCCCTCTGCTTCGGCATCGAACGCGGCAGGGGGTTCGGCTTTTTATGGCCCGATAGCAGTTGACACTATGCAAACCCCGATTATATGATTAGGGCATCAGTTGATAGAGATACAGCACATGGCAAGCACCACCCGATCTGTCGAGATGAAGGCCCAGACGTTTGCACAAGCCAAGCCCGAGGCGATACAAATTAGCAACGCCAACCCTGGCAAATACATCACGATTCATTCCTGCTTCGGAGCATTGGCTGGCATACATGACCGCCTGCATGTGTTCGCCCCCACCGATAGCTGTGTGGACTGGTACGTCCTAAATGGCAAGGTTAAGAAGTTCACCGAGGCTCAACAAATTGCCGACCAGAACGCTACCCCAGTGATGCAGTAGCCCCGAAGCTTCCACCGAACAGCCGCCCCTTCGGGGGCGGTTTTTTGTTGGGCTGTGATCTTTGGGGTTTGCATAATGGCAACAGGTCAGTATGATGGGGATACGTTGATAGTTTGGAGGAGCCAAGCATGGATCGGACCATAGACCACATCAATGCCGTCACCGGATTTGCGGAGGGCGACACCTGGGGGCATCCCCGCGACGTGCGGGCCTATTTCGCGGAGTTCCGGGAGCAGTACGCGGGCGTGTATGGCGACGATGAGATGCCAACACAGGATCAGCTAACCCAGTGGGCCGAGCAGGTGATCGCCAGCGGCGTCCACTGCCGGTTCGCCATACGAGGGGAAACCAGCCGTGACAATGCTTAACATTTCCCGTGACTGGACCTATAGCCCCGACACGCATAAGCAGGAGCCGGAACCGTACATATTCGAGGTTGTGACCATCAAGACCTTTGATGTGCTGATGATCAAGACGGGCTTCACTGACGTTTCAATAATGAGTGTGACCCGTGAGGATCTGATGGCCTGCCGTGACGCGATCAATGCCCACCTGGGCGAGAAGCCCCAATATGTCTGTGATGGGTGTGGCGATCTCTATGAACCGAGCCGTCAGCCCAACCCTCACCGCCAGCAGTATTGCGACACATGCCGAGAGGACGGGACGGCTGAACGTCTCCGAAAGCGCGGCCAGCGTGCGCGACAAGCGGAGGCTGATGATGCCGCCACGAGCTAAGGGGGAACGGTTCAACAAGTACTTTGCCAGTGATTCGTTTGTTGAGATCAATGGCGTTCGGTATATCCAGGATGAGGAGGCTGACATGCGGGCGTTGCGCTATACCGTGCGGAAACGCAAGGAACGCAAGGAACGTGACCAGAAACATGCGCTGATCATTAAGCGCTGCAAGGGGCTGCTGCGGCACTACCACTGCGATGCCCAAACGATTGCCGCCCAATGCCAGATCGTGGGGCTGGATGTGGAGGTCAAGGATGTGCGGAGCGCCATGAAATCACCGGAAGCACTGGCGCTGTTTCGGCGAACCCGTCTGGCTGCCGGACGTGTCGAGTGGGTGGTACGGGATGTGCAGGGTGACCCCGACGTGGGCCGCGCTGATGATGATGCGGACTGGGATGATCTGGAGAAAGGAACCGCACAATGAACCCGCTGATTATTGAACACATCGCAACCGTTCCGGTGCGACAACCGCAGCGCATCTACACGCTGAGGATTCCAGGTGTGCTGGTGGCACGGGGAACGCGGGCCGAGTGGGTCGAGGACGCCCTGGCTACGGTAGCCATGATGGTCTTCAGCGCCATGCTGCTGGTGTGGTGGATGGTGGCATCGTGAAGAACACGCCGTATTTCAAGATTACACAGATTGCAGACCGGCACGGGATAACCCGTCAGGCGGTCTATAAGTGGGTGCGACTGGGCAAGCTACGCAATCCCCGCATCCATCCTGTTGATGGGTCCAGGTATTGGCTGGAGTCTGACTTGCCGCCGCTGGGCGAACGGGCCGCACCGCCGAAGGGTGACCCGTTGCCGGAAGGGAATTGGGAGTAAACTGTAACCACGTTAGATAGGAGTTGATTATGGAACGCATGGCATGGCTTGAAGCCCGCAAGTTATATATCGGGGCTTCGGATATCGCGAAGTTGACCGGCGCAGCCCCAGCCTCATGGGGTGGCCCGTTTAGCGTCTGGGCCGACAAGACGCAGCCCGTGACTGAGGATGAGGCCAACGACCTGTTCTACTGGGGCCACCGTCTGGAACCGCTGATTGCGGCCAAATACGGCGAACTCCATGAGTGCCGGGTGGACCTGTTCGAGCAGGACTACGTGACCCCGTGGCCGCATCACAGCATCGACCACGTAGCGGCTACGCCGGATTATTACGCGAATGGGTCTGGCGATACGCTGCGCCCGCCACATGAGCATCCGCTGGTGGAGTGTAAGAACGTGAGCGCATGGATGGCCGACGAATGGGGGCCGTCCGGCAGTGAGGCCGAGGGCCACATTCCAGAACACTACCTGCAACAAGTCTGGTGGCAACTCGGCTGTGTTGGTGCGCCGAAAGCCGTGATTTGCGCCCTGATCGGGGGCAATGATTGGCGGCAGTACCAGGTCAGCCCGAACCCTGACTGGTTTGAGGAATGGGCGGCGTATGCGGATGCCTGGTTCATGCAATATGTTCACGGTGATGATGTCCCGCTGCCCGATCAACGGTCAGACATTGTTCTGGGGCTGCCGCCCGAGCAGGGGTTAATCCTGACCGCTGACGATCACCTGGAGATGGTGCTGGATGAGCGGGGGGCATGGAAGCGCCAGGAGCAAGAGGCCAGCCACATGGTCAAGCGGCTGGATGCCCGCATCGTGCAGGCGATGGGTGATGACTATGAGCAGATCAACCGGCGTGATGGGACCGTGGCAGCCACGCACCGCGTGGGTAAGACCGGCAAGCGCCGCCTGGTGGTCAAGCCGATAACGGAAGGGGGATAGGCGACACCCTGTAAAATAGGAACATGCACACATAGCGTTGATAGGAGTTGATGATGGCAACGCAACTAGCCGAACGAGTTGATGATTTACAGCAGTGGTTCCATGAGCGTGAAGGCCGACTGGCCCGAGTCGCCCAGGATAGTTTGCCGCCCGCACGAGCGGTCCAGTTACTGATTGAAGCGGGGGCCGTGAACCCCAGGGTTTTGGAGTGCCGACGCCTGACGTTGTGGCGCTGCGTTCAGGTCAGCCTTGAGCTTGGCCTGCCGATTGGGGCCGCCGGTCAATTGTGGATTCTGCCGTTTAAGAACTCAAAACTGAGCCGACAATCTGGCACTGAGCAGGTGGACGCTGTGCCGGTGATCGGCTACAAAGGGTGGGTAAGCCTGCTAGGGCGATCCGGCCTGACGATCAAGACCAGGCTGCACTACGAAGGTGAACCGTGGGAATGGGTTGAGGGGTCCGAACAGACCTTGCGCCACCGCCCTGATGACAATGTGCGGCTGAGTGTGATCCAGGAACTGGGCGACCAGGCCACGCCCGCCGCCGTTGAACAGATCATGAACGGCCTTGTGCGTCATGCGTACAGCGTCGCGACCACGCCCAATGGCCTGACCACGTTCGAGGTGATGAGCAGGGCCGAGCTTGATACCGCCGAGGCGATGTCACCCGGTAAGAACGCCGCTGATAGCCCGTGGCGTGACCCGCTGGCATGGCCGAGGATGGTCAGGAAGACCGTCTTGACCCGTCATGCCAAGGAACTGCCCATTGCGGGCAACCAGGCGGCAGAGCGGGCCGTAGCGATTGAGTCGCACCTGGAAGCCGGTGGCACCATCAATGACCTGCCAGGCTTTGATGACCCCGAGCAAGCAGAATCACAGCCCGAAGGCTGATTGCGATTATGCTAGGGGTGGATCGCTACCCGTCAGGATGTCGCGATGATGGTCTGTTGTGTATTGAGGTCAGGAACGTTCCAGGAACGCTCCTGGAACAATATGATTAACTATCGTTGATAGGAGGAATGGCAATGACGTGGATACGACTGGACTGCTCACTGACCCGACATCCCAAGGTGAGCCGTTTTGGAAAATCGATGGGCGTTGGGCGACACGAGGCCATCGGAATTCTGGTGGACCTGTGGACCTGGGCCGTGGATTACTGCGACGGCGATGGCGACCTGAGCAAGTATTCCAGCGATGAGATTCTGACGGCGCTCGGGGTGGGCCAACAGGCGGCACTGGTGCAGGTGGACTTGATCGAAGCCCTGCTGACCGCCGGACTACTTGACCGGCAGGGCAAACGCCTCACGTTGCACGATTGGGACGAGCATCAGGGGCAGTTGGTGTCCCAGCGGGAAGCGAACCGCGAACGCCAGCGGCGCTATCGACAGAAGAAAAAGGGCGTTCCGCTGGTCGATCACCCTGATATTCCCACGGTTGACGCCACCGTAACGCCTAGTAACGTCAGTGGTAACGCACCGGTAACGCCTAGTCACGGGGCTACGAACGTACGTACGAACGTAACGAACGAACGAACGCAGCGGCCAGCCGACCGGCATGATGATGATGTGGTCTTGGAACATGAGGCGCTGACCCCGATCACCGAGGCAGAGTGCAAGAAATGGCGGGGGTTGTTCCCTGCCCTGAATCTGGATGTCGAGCTAGAGAAAATGCGAATCTACCTGGAGTCCGCACCGAAATCCAAAGTGCCGAAGGCCAGCCTGCCCCGCTTTGCTATGAACTGGTTGCAACGGGCCAGTAAGGATGCGGCCAAGGATCAGCCTATTGCTGACCGTAACCGGCGACGG